AGGCGAAAGTTTGCGTGCAATTTGTCGAGAGGAGGAAATGCCAGACGCCTCGACAATTCACGCTTGGGTACTTGAAAAGCCATTGTTTTCCCAGCAATACGATAAGGCCCGACTCGATCAGGCGGCACATTTGTTCGAGGAAATTCTCGAAATTGCGGATGATGGGACGAATGATTACGTTGAAAAAGAAATTCAAAATGGACGTGTCGTCGTCCAAGGTAATGGGGAGCTAGTGCAGCGTTCTCGTCTTCGCGTAGATACTCGCAAATGGTATCTTTCCAAAGTTGCTCCGAAAGTCTATGGGGACAAGCTGGATTTGACGAGCTTGGGAGACAAAATAACTGTTGTGGTTCAAAATTATTCACCAAAACCAGATTAGCTATGTCACGGAGGCTCGGGTTTTTATGGGTCTATCCGCAGGAGAACGGGGAGGTGTACATGACAGGGTTTCTTGAAGATTTGCAGGGGGAGATTGCGATCAAGGTCACTAAGAATCTTGATCGGCAGCGCGAGAGCCACGCCCCTTATGTGATATTGCGCCGTGGGCCATTAAGGGCGGAAAAAGAAGAAGAAGAGAAGCCGAAAGAATTTCTTATTTAATATGTTTGCCTTGAAAAAAGAGGAGAACCTCAAAGTGTATTTCTTCGTACTCCGGCCACCGCATATTACGGTGAATGTTGAAGAGGAAGGCTTTGCGGCTTTGGCGCATACGCTTGAAGGCGCACAGGCACAATTGAATGGATATGCAGCGAGCAAAGGGAAAAAAGAAGTGTCCTACAAGGTGTTAGGCCAGGTGGATGTTGCCCAAATTATGACCCAAGTGGACGTGCCTAAGGCGTTGACTGATCCGCCAGTAGCACTTTCACTGACACCTGAAGCCAAGAAGTTGTCCAAGGAGCAGTTCCTGACCAGTCTGCAAATGACCGCCGAAGAGCTTATGACAGACGAGAAGGACAAAGGCAAGCTCCTGACCATCATTGAGAAATTAAGAAAATAATTGATTGATCTATGCAATTGCGCGAAGACCTCGTGTTCCAACTGAAGACCATGTTGAACATACTGCCTAAAAAAGACTTGGGCGAAGTGGAAGGATCGCCATACAAGGCGGTGACCATGAAACGTAAAGTGTGCGAGAAGTTGAAAGAGGCGAACAAGGCGCATGAGGACAAGTGCGTGAAGATTGACGAGACGCTTGCCGAGTACCGCAAGAAGCAGCAGGAGTTTGAAAAAGAATTGAATGAGGTAGAAAGCAAGTCCGAGGAAGAACGAAAGGCTGAAATGGAAGTGTTTGTGAAGGAACAAAATCTTGAATGGGCGAAGAAGATGGAAGAGTTTGGCGAGGTGCTCATTTACGCGAAAGGCGATAAGGAACCGCGCACGCAAGTTCTCTTGCTTCGCAGCAAGGAGTCCGTGCCGTTTGAGCTGGAAGACAAGCAATTGGCTTTCGTGAAGGATTTGTTCGAGAAGCACTGCCTTGACCACTTTGTGTCCGAAGACGACGTGGTGGCCGTAGGCGAGGCATTGGGCGTTTAGGGCCTGTGGTCAAAGCCTTGGGGAAGCATATTCTTGTGAAGCCGTTTGCGCCCACGCAGATGGTTGCTTCCTCACTGCTTTTTGTGCCTGAGACTCTGTGCCGCGATACAGAAGCAAACCAATGGAAAGGGACGGTAGTCGCTATCGGCAATCTCGTGCGCGAGGTGGCAGTAGGCGATACCGTCCTTTTTCGTGAAGTCGTACATTGGAAAGGCACTGAACCGTATTATGCGAAGCAAGTGAATACTGGTGAGGAGATATTAGTTGGATTGACTGAGCGAGATGTGATCGGCGTGTATGCAGAATAACCTAGTTATCCCGTATCTTTTTGAGCCTCGCTCATATCAACTACCATTGTTCCAAGCGATTGACAGTGGAAAGAAACGTGCTTTTTTAATTTGGCACCGTCGTTCTGGAAAGGATAAAGCCTGTCTCAATTTGATGATTAAAAAAATGTTTGAGCGTGTGGGAACCTATTTCTATATTCTCCCGCAATTTGCACAGGCCAAACGGATTATTTGGGAAGGGGCTGACAAAAATGGATTTCGTTTTTTAGATCATTTTCCAAAGGAGATTATTGATGGGGAACCGAACAGCAGCGAACTAAAAATTCGGTTGAAAAATGGAAGTCTTTTTCAGCTCATAGGTTCTGATAATTATGACAGCCTCCGTGGTTCAAACCCAGTCGGTTGTGTTTTTAGTGAAATGGCGTTCCAAGACCCAGCGGTATGGGATGTTGTAAGACCGATTCTTGCGGAAAATGACGGGTGGGCGATCATGAACTCAACACCTCAAGGAAAGAATTTTTTTTATGAGATGTACGAAATGGCAAAAGACAATCCTGATTGGTTCGTGTCGCGTCTGACGGTTAAGGACACGAAGGTTATCCCTCTCTCGATGATTGAGGAAGAGAGGCGCAGTGGGATGAGCGAGGAGATGATCCAGCAGGAGTATTACGTCTCCTTTGAAAGTGGCATGCAGGGAAGTTATTATGCGGCCCAAGTGCGTCAGGCTGAGGCAGAAAATCGGATCGCTACCGTTCCTTATGTCTCAACGGTTCCAGTGGATACCTATTGGGACTTGGGGATCGGGGACGCGATGGCTATTTGGTTCGTGCAGCAAATTGGCAAGGAGATTCATTTGATTGACTATTTGGAAAGTGCTGGCGAATCAATGGCGTATTACGCTGGCGAATTACAGAAAAAAGGCTATGTGTATAGCAAGCATTATTTTCCCCACGATGGAGAAGTGCGCGAGATTGGGACAGGCAAAAGTCGTAAAGAGATTGCTGAAGGTTTAGGTCTGCGCCCGATCCATGTTCTGCCACGCATGCCTGTGGACGACGGGATCAATGCCATGAGGATGATTTTTAATCGCTGTTGGTTCGATAAGGAGAAGTGTAAGCGTGGATTGGACTGTTTGCGAAATTACTGCAAAGATTGGGATGAGAAGCGCAAGGAGTTCAAATCGTATCCATCGCATAACTGGGCCTCACATGGGGCCGATGCCGCAAGGACTTTTGCGATGGGGTACAAGGAGCGAAGTATAGACAGCATGAGGCGCAAGCGACCGATCCGTCGGGATGCTTCTTTACGCATGGCTTAATTTTTCTATGCCTTATTTGTCTGCGGACGTTTCAGAGCAGGATACGGAGTCGGTTGTCTATCAACCAGGCGACAAGGAACAAAATGTCGTGAAATTCGTCTACGATGAGTACGACGACATGTGGAAAAACGCGAAGAACAAGTCCTTTCCTGAGATGAACGACCGGACACCGGAAAAGTTCTGGGACGACAGCCAAAAACGGCTGAACGCTTACGTTCCCACACGAGCCTCCCAAGGCAAGGAAGAGTGGCAGGCAAATATCTTTACGGCAA